GACAAGTGGGCCGTCCGCGGGAGCCGGGCCGGTCTCTTCGCCCCGCGAGGCCAGACCCCCGAGCCGCCCCTCGTCATCGTCGAGGGCCCGACCGACACCGCGGCCGTCGCCGACCTCGGCCTCACCGTCATCGGTCGCCCGTCCTGCAACGGCGGCGTCGATCACCTGGTCGAGGTCTGCTACCGCGTGCCCCGGAAATGGAAGAGCGACTGGTACGAGATCGTCATCCTCGCCGACCGCGACACTGCCAAGACGGGCCCCGACGGCCAGCCGTTTCACCCCGGCCTCGACGGCGCCCGCCGCCTCGCCGAGGAACTCGCCGCCATCGGCCGCCCGGCCCGGCTCTTGCAGCCACCCCGCGGCACGAAAGACGCCCGCGACTGGATCACCCGTAACGGCCTCACCCGTGACGCCCTGCTCGCCAACATCGCCCAAGCCGACTATTGGAGACCCTGACCCCATGGCCACGTGGATCGCCTGGACGAAAGGCCTGCCCGAGAAACCCGAGATCTTCGACCTCGCCCGTACCCTCAACATCAGCCGTTACGAGGCCGCGTGCCGGTGCATGGCCGTTTGGGGGTGGGCGGACGAACACACAGAGGACGGTCGGATCGACGGGATGATCCCCGAGGACCTCGACGCCATCACAGGCATGATCGGCTTCGGCCAAGCCCTCAAAGCGGCCGGATGGCTCGCCGCCGATGGCCGCGGCCTGATCTTCCCCAACTGGGACCGCTGGAATACCAAGAGCGCGAAACGCCGCCTCCGCGACGCCGAGCGGAAACGCCGGGCCAGGGCCGAAGCCTCCTGACTGTCCGCAAAATGTCCACATCGCATGCGGACAGAACGCGGACGCCTGCCGGACAAAATGCGGACCACAGTACAGTACAGGACAGGACTGAAAGGCTTACGAGTAAGGAAGAAGTGGACTGCGGAAAGGAGCCCTGACTTGACCCCTGCCTATGAGATCACCCTGAGATGGCCGCCCCGCCAACTGAACCCCAACGCCCGGCCTCACCACATGGCCCTGAACCGGGCCCGCCAGGAATACAAGGAACTTGCCTACCTGACCACCCTCAGCGCTGTAGGCCGCGACCGCCCACTCAACTGGCCGACGGTCCGCTGCCGCGCCACGTTCTACTGCCCCGACCGCCGGCGCCGCGACCGCGACAACCTCGCCGCCATGCTCAAGCCCGCCTGGGACGGCATCGCCCTCGCCATCGGCATCGACGATGGCCGTTTCATCCACGAGCCCGTGCGGAAGGAACTCGACCGCGACGATCCCCGCGTCGAGATCACCATCTACCGGGAGGAACGGTGACCACCGCCGGATACAGCATCGAGGATATCCCGCTCGGCCCGCCTCGCCAGGGTGCCCGCCTTGAGTGGAGCGAGCGTCCCAGCCCCGGCCTCCACAAGGGCCGCTGCATTGCCTGCCGGCACCTCGTCGTCCTCGAGGGCATTGGCCACGGGTGCGAGCGGACCGCTGTCGACGCCGACCGCGACGTTACCCGCATGATCTACTGCCGACACTACAGCCCCATGGGACGGCAACCGTGAACCGGACCGCGGCGAGATCCGCCGCCTCAAAGCCAATTGGGAACGCTTGCAAAAGGAGAAGCCATGAACCTGGAAGAAGCCAAAGCCATCGTCCGCGACTATGGCAACTGCGACCGCGAGGGCGAGGCCCGACACACCGTCCTACTGGCCCTCGAAGAAGCCGAAGCCGAACGCGACGGCGCGTGGGCAGCCCTGCGGCACGCCGCACGCCAAGAGGATGCCCTCCGCGACGCCCTCCGCCAGATGCTCGATGATGCCGAGGCCCTTATCCTGAATGGCGAACCCATGCCCGACAACGGCAACCTCGACCGCGAAGGCTGGCACGAAATCGCCGACCGCATCGGCAAGACCCGTGGCCGTTTCGGCCTGCAGCCCAAAGAAGCCTACATCGGCATTTGCCCGTCTGCGACAAGCCGGGCGTGACCGAAGCCACCGAAAGCCGCAACGGCATTCACCGGACCTTCTGGTGCGAGCATTGCTCTGCCCGCTTCACGGTGCCCGTGGCCTAAAGTGCCATGGGCCGCAAAGAATCCTTGGCAGATGGTCGATAGTACCCCACAGAAGGCCGGGAGAGTCACAGAATGAAGGCGTGTGCCGCGAAAGGTCGCCCACCCGACGCATACCGCCACCCGCAAGGATCGGTCGCCAGAGAGCCGCACAGGGGCCTTAAAGGTACTACCAATGGCCCCCGCCAGCGCGAGCGGAAAGGGAACACCCGCGCGGTTACACAGACTTGCTTGCAGCCGAAAAAGGGGCCGAAATGACAGGCCGACCTCAATCCCAGCCTGCGAAAGGGGCTAATACCATCGCCCGCCAGGGCCCGGAGTCCGGCTTCAGCGTGGAATGGCGTCCCATCGGCGACATCATCCCCTATGAGAACAACCCCCGGCTCAATGACGGCGCCGCCGAGGCCGTCGCCGCGAGCATACGCCAATTCGGCTGGCGACAGCCTATCGTCGTGGACGGCGACGGCGTGATCATCGCCGGACACACCCGCCTCAAGGCCGCCCAACACCTCGGCCTCGCCACGGTCCCCGTCCACGAGGCCGACTTGACACCGGCCCAGGCCAAAGCCTACCGGCTCGCCGACAATCGGACCGGCGACCTTGCCGACTGGATACCCCAGGCCCTCGAAGCCGAGATGATCGCCCTCATCGCCACCAGCGAAGGCCTCGACCTCGAGGCCCTCGCCCTGCCGATCACCGACGGTCCCGAGCCCGAGCCGGAGGATACCGGCGACGGCCAAGGCGGTGGCCGGCCCACCGACGATTCAGGTGCCGGAACCGAAGTGCTCCGCGTCACGTTCTCCGCGACCGGCTGGGATACCATCACCCGAGCCCTCAAGAAGGCTGTCGAGGCCGGACCGTTCCCCGAGACCGGCAACACGAACCGCCAAGGCAACGCCCTTGCCCGGATCTGCGAGACATACTATGCGGATTGAATACCGCGACCCCCGCGAGATCAGGCCGTACCACCACAATCCGCGGACCCAAGACCAGGCCGTGGAGGCTGTGGCAGCGTCCATCGCCAAGTACGGCTTCCGCCAGCCCATCGTCACCGACGCCGAGGGCGTTATCATCGTCGGCCACGCCCGCCACGCCGCCGCCCTGCGCCTCGACCTGGATACTGTACCCGTCCACGTCGCCGCCGACCTCACCCGCAGCCAGGTACGCGCCTACCGCCTCGCCGACAACGCCACCCGCGACCTCGCCGAGTGGGACAACGAGGCCCTCATCGCCGAAATCCTCGCCCTCGACCCCGACGGCGAGGCCATCCCCGGATTCACCTCCGAGGACATCGACGCCTTGCTCGCCGCTGGCGAGGAACCGGACTATGACGAGTGGGACGTCGCCCTCGACGGCCTCTCGGACGGCGAACCCCAGGCCCGCCGGGCAACCTTCACCCTGACACCGGCTCAGCGGGCCCTTGTCCAGGCCACCGCCGAACGTGCCCAGCCGCACGTGCCCAAGGGCCATGGCGAACCCAACGCCGACGCCGCGGCCCTTGTGCACATCGCCCGCTGCTACCTGGGGGAGGCATGAGCGCCAAAGACATCATCCTCAAGCCCATCAGCCGGGCCGCCGCCGACGCCGTCATCAAGCGCTACCACTACAGCGGCAAGGTGGTGAACAACACGCAGGTCAACATCGGCGTCTACTACCGCCGCCGCCTCGAGGGAGCCATCCAACTCGGCCCGCCCCTCGACCGGCGGAAACTGCTCGGGCTGGTAGAGGATACCCCGTGGGAAGGGGTGGCCGAACTCAACCGCATGGCGTTCAGCGAGCGGCTGCCGAAGAACAGCGAAAGCCGGGCCCTCGCCATCACGATGCGGCTGTTACGCCGCCACAAGCCCGCTCTGCAATGGGTGGTCTCCTACGCCGACGCGACGCAGAGCGGCGACGGGACGATCTACCGGGCCGCAGGCGCCCTGCTCACCATGATCAAGCCCTCCACGGCCCTCGCCCGCCTGCCCAACGGCGACGTGATCCACGAGATGACCCTCGAGAGCAACCCCACAAGGCCCCGGCCGGAACTCGGCGGTCGGACGTTCTACGACGTGACGGGTGGCAAGTACGACTGGAACGCCTACGTCAAGGCGGCCGGGGCGACAATCCTCCCCGGCTTCCAGTTGCGTTACATTTTCCCCCTCGACCCGACAGTCCGCGACCGGCTCACCGTGCCGGTCCTGCCATACTCGGCCATCGACGAAGCCGGAGCCCGCATGTACCGAGGCGAGAAACCACGCGCGGAAAGTGCTGACAGCGGCACGCCCGAAAACCAATCGGGAAGGGGCGGTGCAAGTCCGACCTCCGCGCTCCACCATTCCCAAGAGGCCGCCCATGCCGACTGATGACGACTTCCTGATCGACGACATCCTCACCAACAACAACGAGAATCTCGAGACCGAATACCGCCCGAAGGCCCGAGCCCACAAGATCAGCGCCCGCCAGCGATACGAGCGGATCCTCGCGCAGCAGGCCCTCGCCGAGGTAGTGCCCGAGGCCCCTGCTGCCGGCGAGTCGATCCACGTGCTGAGCGACGCGCGGTTCGATTTCTGGACGTGGGTCCCACAGATGGCGGACTGGCTACCCGGAGCCGTCACCCTCTACTGCTCGACCTGGACCGTCAGCCGCCAGAACGTCGTGGAACTATTCAGCCTTTGGGACCGCGGCAAGTTTCGCGACGTGGCGTTCCTCACCGGCCTCTACTTCAAACGCCGCGAGTCAGCCGTCTACGCGACTCTCCTCCAGGGCCTCCGCGACCGAGGCGGTCGCTATCGCTGCAGCCCGAACCACACGAAGGTGCTGCTGCTCGCCGACGATGCCGGCAACTACCTCACGTGCGAGGGTTCGGCCAACCTCACCAGCAACCCCCGCCTCGAACAGTACGTCATTACAAACGACCGCAGCCTGTACGAGTTTCACCGCGAGTGGATGGAGGAACTACTGGCCCGATGACCGAAACCGCTACCGCACCCGACTACAACGCGAAGAAGGTCGCCCTGCTGCTGGTCTCCGGCCTCACCGAAACCCAGGCCATCAACACCGCCCAGGAGAAACTCGGCCTCGACGCCGACCAGGCCCAAGCCACCGTCCGCGAGGCCAAGCGGCTCATCACCGTGGCCGCCGACTACAACCGCGAGGCCGAGATCGGCACCGCCATCACCCGCCTCAATGACGTCTACAGCCGGGCCCTGAAGGTCCAGGACCTCAAGACCGCCCTCGCCACACAACGTGAACTCGACAAACTCATGGGCCTGCACGCCGACACCCGCCAAGCCGAGCCCGACGGGGCCAACGTCGACACCGGCGAGAGCGAGTCCGCCAAGACCCTCGCCGCCGCCCGCCGCTATCTCGAGCCCCTCGGCCTCACCGACCTCGACACCCCCGTCGACGAACTCGCCCGCCTCGCCGCCGCCCGGATCATCGCCCTTGAATCTGAGGCCGGATGACCACCGCCCTCGACAAACCGCCCACCGCATACGAGAAGCGCAAGGAGCGAGAGCGCCGCCGCATGGCCGTCCAGGCTGCCAGCGGCATGGACATCGGCGATATACCGCCCGTCGAAAGCCCCCGCAGGCGAGCCAGCGGGGGCCGCAACCTCCGGCTGTTCTGCGAGACTTACCTCCCGGCCATCTTCTACCGGGCGTGGAGCGATGACCACCTCCGCGTGATCGGCCGGATGGAGCGGGTCATCCTTCGAGGCGAGCGATACGCCCTCGCCATGCCCCGCGGGAACGGCAAGACCGTGCTGACCTTCGCCGCCGCCCTGTGGGCGGTCCTGTACGGCCACCGGCGGTTCGTGGTGGTCGTCGCCGCCAACGGCAACCGGGCCCAGGAACTACTCGAGGCCATCAAGACCATGGCCGAGACTAACCCCCTGCTGCTGGCCGACTTCCCCGAGGCCATCTATCCCATCCGGGCCCTCGGCCGTATCGTTAACCGCCAGAAAGGCCAGCGCTACCGCGGCGAGCCCACGCGTATCGAGTGGAGTACCGGCAAGGTCGTATTCCCGACGATTCCTGGAAGCCCCGCGAGCGGCGCCGTCGTCGCTGCGGCCGGCCTCAAGGGATCCGACATCCGCGGCCAGACCCACACCCTCCCCACCGGCCAAATCCTCCGACCGGACCTCGCCATCGTCGACGATCCACAGACCGGAGAGAGCGCGTGGAGCAACGCCGAGTGCGAGAAACGGGAGCGGCTCATCAGCCAAGACGTCCTTGGCATGGCCGGACCCGGCGAGTACCTAGCCGCCGTCATGCCCTGCACTGTCAACCGCGACGGCGACGTGGCCGACAACCTGCTCGACCGCGACAAGCACCCCGAGTGGCACGGTGAGCGCTACAAATTGCTCTACGCATGGCCGGAACGCATGGACCTGTGGGAGAAGTACGCCGAGATCAGGGCCACCGAATTGAAGAACGACGGCGACGGGAGCCAAGCCCTCGCCTTCTACCTCGAACACCGCAACGCCATGGACGCCGGAGCCAGGCCCGCGTGGCCGGAGCGTTACATCGAGAGTCAAAACGAGGCCAGCGCGCTTCAGCACGCCATGAACCTCTACTTTGAGAACCCGGAAGGGTTCGCCGCCGAATACCAGAACGAACCGCAGCCCGAGGCCGAGGCCGACACCATCGCCCTGAACGCTGACCAGATCGCCGCCCAGGTGAACGAATACAAGCGCGGCCGTGTGCCGACCGGCGCCCGCTGGCTCACCGCCAGCATCGACGTGCATGACAAACTACTCTACTGGACCGTTACCGCCTGGGCCCCGGACTTCACCGGCTGGGTGGTCGACTACGGCACCTATCCCGACCAGCCCCGAAAGTACTTCACCATGCGAGCCGCACGCCGGACCCTTCGCCGGATGCACCAGGGCATCGGCCAGGAGGAAGCCATTCGCCTCGGCCTGCTCGCCCTGATCGAGGACCTCCAGGGCCGCGAGTGGAAACGGGAGGACGGCGCCGTCCAGCCGCTCGACCTCACCCTCATCGACCGCGGCCACAAGCCCGAGATTGTCGACGCCGTCGCCAAGCACTTCGGCCGCGGTGTCATGCCCTCATTCGGCCAATCGATCCGGGCCGCCCACAAGCCCCTCAGTGAATACACACAGAAGCCGGGCCAGGTCATCGGCCACCACTGGTGGATACCGCCCGCCAAGAAACGCTGGGCCGTCCGATATGTGCGGGGTGACACGAACTACTGGAAGTCCTTTATCCACGCCCGTCTCGGCACCGGCCTCGCCGATCCCGCCAGCCTCAGCCTATTCGGCAAACGGGCCGCCGAGCACCGGCTGTTTGCCGAGCATCTTACCGCCGAGACCCCGACACGCACGCAGGGCCGCGAGCGGACGGTCGACGAGTGGAAGGAACGCCCGGCAAAACCCGATAACCACTGGTTTGACGCTATCGTCGGCACGGCCGTTGCCGCGTCCATGCTCGGGGCCAGCCTCGCTGCCGAGGGAGGCGGAGCCCCGAAACGCAAACCCAAGCGGAAACGGAAACGCAAACGAGTCACGTACCTGTGATCAGGTGGGGAAATTCCCCACCTCGGAAAGGAGGCCCGCCATGGCCAGGACGAAGAAGAAACGCAGGAGGAAGGGCGGTCGACCCCGCGGGAGCCGCGCCCAGGACTACCACCGCGTCGCCGTCGTCAGTACCCGATGCCCCCGGTGCGGATCAAGCGACCGCCACCGGGTGAAGGGAGCCGCCCCCATCGCTAGGCCCTTTGCCGGCACCCTCGCCGTCGGCCAGAGGCGCGTCACGTACAACCGCGTGGTGCGACGGCTGTTCCAGTGCGACGGGTGCGGCCAGCGATACCTTGAAGTCACCTACGAGCAGACAGGACCGGCCGAAAAAGTGCCAGGAAACTAACCCCGTTAGTTTTCCGGCACAAAATGACGGCCTCCGCTCATTTCATGGCCGCACCAGGACGATAGGGCGGACGTGGAAGGCATAGACCGTGACGCGGGTGGCGAGGACTGGAGTCCTGGCCGGTTTCATGCGCCGAGCAAACCCGGTTCGATTCCGGGGCCCGCAACCATGACCCCAAGGGAACCTCGCATGAGGCTGTGAGCACCCCCAAAACCCGACGCTGTGGGAGGCCGGGTCCTGCCCGATGCCCGGCCAACCGCCACCAGAGGCCGTGTGGGGCCACACACCCGCGCGGCCTCTGGTTTCTTGGGAAGCCACATGACACACGCCGAACGCATGGCGGACAAGTACGCCGACCTCCTCGAGAAGATCGGTGGCCTCGACCGGATCACGGTCGACGGCCAGACCTACACCTACGCCGACCTCGAGGCCAAATACCAGTTTTGGGCCCGGAAGGTTGCCCGCCAGAAGGGCACCCGGCCGGCCGTCGCCACGCATAACCTCGGGAGCGCGTTCTAATGGCGGTTGCCCCCGCTACCATCATCGACCGCGAAGCCACCGCCCTCGCCAGGCTTCACCAGCGCGCCCGCGCCTCCTACGACGCTGCGGAGGACAGCCCCCGCCGGCGGTCGCCGTCGAGCATCCTCAAGAGCGAGGATGACATCCTGCGGCCGCAGAAGCGGAGGAAACTGCTCGGCAACGCCCGCGATCTCCGCCGCAACTTTGCCGTGGCCGCCTGGGCGATTCGCCAGCACCTGAACTATGTCGCCTCGTTTTCCTTCCAGGCCCGCACCGGCGACGACGCCCTCGACGAAGCCATCGAGGAACGTATCCGCACCTGGAGCCGCCCCGAGAATTGCGACCTCTGCGCACGCCACGGCCTGCACCGCCTGATCCGTCTCGCAGAGGGTAGCCGCACCATCGACGGCGACGTGTTTGCCCTGAAACTCTCCAGCGGTCGCCTGCAGATGATCGAGAGCGACCGCGTCGCCCTCCCCGCGGACCTACCGCACACTATCGACCCGGCCGAGTTTCCCCACGGCATCCGCACCAGCCGCGGCGGTCGTGCGCTCGAGTACGTCATCTGCAAGCGGGCCGGCCTCGGGGCGCTCGAGTTTGACAAGACCGTGCCCGCCCGCCACGTCGAGCCCCTCGCCTACTTCGACCGGTTCGACCAAGTCCGCGGCATCGCCCCCATGGCCCCGGCCATCAACGCCTGCCGCGACCTGTACGAGGCCATCGACTACGCCCTCGCCAAGGCGAAGATCTCGCAATTCTTCGGCCTCGTCTTCAAACGCGAGGCCGAGACCGCCCTCGGCGACATCACCGCCACCAGCGACGACACCGATGGCGACGGGGATGAGGAAGATACCAGATATGAGGTCGACCTGGGGAAGGGCCCGGTCCAACTGGACCTCGACCCCGGCGACGAGGCCGAGTTCCTCGAGAGCAAGACGCCGTCGCAGGAGTTTCAGCAGTTCGCCCAACTCAGCATCCAACTCGCCCTCAAGGGCCTTGACATCCCGTATTCGTTCTTCTCCGAGGACTTCACCAACTACAGCGGCGCCCGCCAGGCATGGATTCAGTACGAGAAGGGTGCCGAGGAACGCCGCCGCGACCTCCGCCACTGGCTCGACCGCCTCACCGCGTGGCGGCTCATGCTCTACATCGCCGACGGCGACCTGACCCTCCCCGCCGGTTGGACCCTCGCCGACGTCCGCTGGGAGTGGATCGCGACGGGCGTGCCGTGGATCGACCCGCTCAAGGAGGTCAAGGCGGACATCGCCGCCCTCAAGGCCGGACTCGCTACCAGGGCCGACATCCTCAAGCGGCACGGCCGCGACTTCTACGAGGTCGCCGCCCAACTCGCCCGCGAGCAGAAACACCTGGAGAGCCTCGGCCTCAACCCGGACCCCGACCCCAAGACCCCGGCCAAGCAGGAGGCCTGAACGTGCCGACGACCATCCGCAATGCCGAACCGCCCAAAGCCGAGATCGAGGTCGAAGGCGGCGACTACGCCGTCGATACCGAGACCGGCGAGGTCTGGCTCTACGGGGCCATCGGCCTCGGCCTTGGTGTCGCCCCGGTCCAACTCGCCCGCGACCTTCGGGCCATCCAGGCCGACCGAATCACCCTCTACATCAACAGCCCCGGTGGCTGGGTGGACGACGGCACCGCGATCTACAACCTTCTCCGCCGCGAGACCCGGCCCGTCGACATCATCGTCGACGGCCTCGCCGCCAGCATCGCGTCGGTCATCGCCATGGCCGGCGACACCGTCACCATCGCCGACGGCGCATTCCTCATGATCCACCGGGCCTGGGCCCTCGTTCTCGGCAACGCCAACGACCTCGACGACGCGGCCCGGCTGTTGCGGAAGTTCGACGACGCCATCGTCGACATCTACGCCCGCCGCACGGGCCAGGATGCCAAGGCCATCAACAAGTGGATGGACGCCGAAACGTGGTTCACCGCCCAGGAGGCTGTGGACGCCGGGTTTGCCGACCGAGTCGGCACCACCGCCCAGGGCGACGCCGAGGCCTTCGACCTCTCGCTCTACACCAACGTACCGGCCGACCTCGGCGGCAACCAGCCGGGGCCCGCTGGCGAGACAGACGACCAGTTCCGGCGGCGAGCCGCCGCCTTCTTCGGGGCCCCCAACCTCACGCGGCCCCGTGCGTTCCAATCACCTCTTACGAAGGGAGACACGATGGCCACGACCGACAAACCCAAGGCCCAGGACGCCGAACCCCAGGCCGATGAGCAGACGCCCGAGACCCAGGAACCCGAGACGGAGCCGACGCAGACCCCGGCCGAACCCGAGCAGACCGACACGGACGCCGACAGCCAGGCTGTCCAGCCGGACGCCGACCAGCCCGAGACTCCGGAGGAAACCGAGGCCGACGGCGACGCCGAACCCACGCCGGACAGCGAGGCCCAGGCCCGCAAGGCCGAAGGCCAGAAGTTCATCGAGGCCTTCGGCGAGACCCTCGGGGCCAAGTACTTCGCCTTGGGCCTGACCTTCGACCAGGCCCGCGACCGCTACACCGCGGATCTCGAGCAGCGGGTCTCCGACCTCGAGGCCGCCAAGGCCGAGGCCGAGCAACGCCTCGCCAGCATCGACCGCGGCGAGGACGAACCCGCCGAGGTCGTGGTCCACGACGATACCCCCGAAGCCAAGCGCCTGCGGGACCTCCGCCAGCGCCTCGGCCAGGGGGCGGGCCAGTACGCCGCCAGTCTCACGCTGCCAAACTAAGGCACGTGACCGCCAGAACCGCGCACACGCAGAAAGGAAACTACAATGGCAGCCGATGATCGCCTGACCCTGTTGGACGTCATGAAACGGGCCGGGACGTCCGTCTCCGGCCTCATCGACGAAACCACGAAGCCCACGCCGGAGGTCCGCCTCGGCAACGCCCGGCCCGTGGCCGGGACGGTGTACGAGCAGCGCATCCGCGTCGCTCTGCCCACGGTGTCGTTCCGCGACGCCAACGAGGGCTCCACCGCCTCCAAGAGCCGCACCGAAAAACGGATGGTCGAGTGCTTCATCTTCAACCCCCGCTGGGAGGCCGACGTGGCGGTCTGCAACGCCTCGCCCGACGGGCCCGAGGCAGTGATCGCCGAGGAAGCTGACGCCGTCCTGACCGCGTCCTTCCACCACCTGGGGAAGGTGTTCTTTTACGGCACTGACACCAACTTCGGCGATCCGAAGGGCTTCCCCGGCCTGCTGCAGACCTACGACGCAGCCAACATGACCGTCGACGCCGGCGGCACGACCGACGATGTGGCCACCTCCGTGTGGGCCGTCAAATTCGGTCCCAAGGACGTCCGCTGGGCCATCGGCCAAAACGGTCGCGTTGCCCTGAGCGACCTCCGCAAGGAAAGCATCGCCGACGCCAACGGGAAGCGGTTTACCGCTTACGTCCAGGAAATCCTGGCCCGCATCGGCATGCAGCAGGGCCACAAGGCATCCGTCGCGCGCATCAAGAAGATCACCACGGACAATGGCTGCGGCCTCACCGAGGATCTGCTGACCTCGCTCATGGCCAAGTTCCCCGCCGGCATCATGCCCGACGTGATCTTCATGAGCAAGCGGAGCCAAGGCCAACTCCGAAACGACATCAGCGGCAAGACCATCACCGGTCGCCAGGCCCCGCTGCCCACGGATTTCGACGGCGTGCCGTTCGCCATCACGGGGTCAATCGTCGACACCGAGAAACTGGCCCTGTAACCCAGCGACGCGACGCCTGCCCGGCCGGCCCACGTAGCCGGTAGGGCCGCTCGCACAAACCCGACAGAAAGGAGAGGCCCATGCCTCAGTACCGCGTTGCAGACGCCGAACTCAAGGAAACCAAGGCCCTGCCGAATGGTGCCGCTACCGTCGCCACCGACACCTTCGACCTCGGCCACGGCGACCGCGGCGACGTGCCCGGCAACTTCGAACTCAAGATCAGCGCCCCGGCCCTCGCCACCGCCGATCTCGGCGACGGCGACACCATGACCTACAGCGTCCAGCACGGCGACAAGGCCGACGGCTCGGACGCCGCCGATCTGCTGCCGAGCGTCATCGTGCAGACCGGCGCCGACGCTTCGGGGGCCCCCGCCGCCACCCAGCAGGTGCGCCTGCCGGTCGACACCAAGCGCTATGTCCGCGTGACGGCGACGAACTCCGCCGCCGGCGACGCCAGCGACAAGAGCATGACCGCGCAACTGCTGTTCTAAGGCCAGCCGTCCATGAGCCTGCCCGAAACCATCGCGGCAGCGCAACGCATCGCCGTTGCGTCCTCCGGTCGGCCCGTGACCTACCACCGAGGCACGTCCTCGGTGGAGGTCACGGCCATGGTCGGCCACACCGACGCCGCCAGCCTTGACGAGTACGGCGTGGCCGAGACCACCCGGCTCCGCGACTACATGATCCTCGTCGAGGACCTCATCCTCGACGGCGAGAGAGTGGAGCCGCGGCAAGGCGACCGCATCCGCGAGCGGGAAGGCGGAACCGTCCATGTGTACGAGGCCATGGGCCCCGGCGGAGAGCCGCCCTGGAGGTATAGCGGGCCAGGGCACTCCATGTACCGCGTCCACACGAAACACATTGACACGGAGACCGGCTGATGCCAGACGACGCCCCGAAAGCGGACACCGACTGCGGGCGCAAGCACCTTTACTTGGTGCTACGGATCGCCGCCGTCGTCGCGGCAATCTGCGGCAGCACCATCGGCTACTGCACCGTGCTGGTTGGCGGCCTCGAAGTCCGGGTCCGCGAGGTCGAGAAACACGACGCCGCCAACGCCGCCCGTTTCGAGTCCATCTGCGACCGGATCGACCGCCTCGACCGTCGCCTCGAGCGCATCGGGCTGTTGCCGCACGAAAGGACTATGCCCATGGCCCGCGCTACCGACCTCGCCGACGCCATCGTCACCCTGCTAAACGGTCACGAGTTCAGCCAGGACTTCACCGCCGAGCGACAGTTCCGGCCGCGATACGAGATGCGGGACCTCAAGACCCTCCGCGTCACCGTCGTGCCCGGCGGCCTGGAGGCCGAACGGTACAGCCGGACGGAGGACGCCGAGACCTACCGTGTCGGCGTGGCCGTGCAGAAGAAACTCGGCGACGAGGCCAACGAGGAAGCCGAGATCGAGACCCTCCTGGACCTCGCCGAGGAAATCGACCTCTACCTCCGAGCCCAGCGCATCGATTCGCCGGAGGCCGTCTGGACCGGCACCGAACACCCAACCCTCTATGATCCCGACCACCTGGACCAACTCCGGTGCTTCACGAGCGTTCTCACCCTTACCTACGTGACCACGAGGTAACCCATGGCCAACGGCACCTACTTCGACAAGTTCGACCTCGGAGCGGCCTACGCTCCGCTCTCGACGAATCGCAAGCAACTCACCGTGACCGTTTCCGCCCCGCCCAGCAATAGCGCGACCGCCTACCTGAAGGGCAACGACGGCGGCGACGTGCCTCTCGAACCCGGCGAGTGGCACACGCTCGTCGACGTGGACCTCTCGAAGATCGAGCTCAAGGGCACGCCGGGCGACGCGGTCACCATCGTTGGAGGGACCTGGTAATGCCGTATCGCACCGTCGGAATCCAGGCCGTTGCTGACGACGCCTCGCCCAAACTCGGCGGCGACCTCGACGTGAACGGCCACAAGATCACGTCGGCTGAGAATGGTGATGTGCAACTGGCGCCGCACGGGACCGGGGCCATTGTCGCCTTGCCCGGCGGCAACGCTCGCGGTGAATGCGCGGTGGACCTCGGCAGGGTGCGAGCGGTGGACACGGACGTGGCCAGCGGTGACTACGCCACCATTGGCGGAGGGCGTGCAAACACGGTCAGCGGCATCAACAGCGTAGTCGCGGGGGGATACGAAAACGACGCGACGGGAGCGAGCTGTGGAGTGGGCGGGGGGCGAGGCGCCAAGGCCCAGGCCAATTACGCGTGGGCGATGGGGTTTTCCCTGTCTGCACAAGCCTCCTATGCCCGCGCTACCGGCCGCCAAGCCATCGCCCGGCTTGAGGGCGAAGACGCCTGGTCCGGCGTCGGCAGCAGTTACGGCGTCCAGCGGTCCTGGTTCCAGCAGCATGGCGAGGTGACCTACAACGGGGGGACCCCTCAAGAGATAACCAGCCCCGAGAAACTGACCCTCGAAAGCGGGTACACGTACTTCATCCGCACGCGCGTTCTCGTCTCGTGCGACCCATCGAACAATCTGGCCGTCGCGGCCACTTACGAAACGCTCGTCGCCAACGACGGCGGTAGCATAGTCGTCTTCGACGGGCCGACGCAGATTTGCTCGATGGGGTCGGGTGCGAACATCAATGTGAACGTTGATACGTATGACGACGAGGCCCTGGAGGTTGAGGTTGGCGCGACCTTCGACGGAGACCACTGCCGAGTGCACGTGCTGCACGAAATCCTCCGAGTCGCCAACGGCTATCACTGCGGCTGTTAGGGAGAGTTGAAATGCTAACAGACGTGCCAGAACCGCAATTGACGAAGGCCGAGCAAGACGCCCTGATGATCCGCCAAACGATGGCGGACCTGACCGGGCATGCCGCACACGCCCTGACGCGCATCCGGCAACTCGTTCGGGATTCGGCACACCGCCAGGCCGTCGTGGACGTTCTTGGGCCGGCGGACGCCAAGGCCCTGCGCAACGCCTTCGCCGGCTACCGTGCGGGCGTGCAGGCAGCCCGCGAGGTCGATGTCGGAGGCCTGGAGGCGTGATTTCGCCGGATAACATCGCGGCCGGGGTGCTGACGTACCCCTGCGGCCATTGCCGGCCGGAGATCATCGCCTGGCTCACCCAGACGGACATCAATCCGGGCCGGGTGCATTTTCTCAACCAGGAAGGTCTGGCTCGGGCCCCGAACGATCTGCTCACCGTCCTGCTGGCCGAGGGGCGAGACTGGCTGCTCGTGGTCGAGCGCGACATCGTGCCGGTCGAGATGGCCGCCTGGTGGCAGGCCGACGCGGATGTCGTGGGCGTCTGGTATCCTCATTCGTCGGGCTGCACCGAGCGCACGGAGAGTATGTGGGCTCCTTGGCCGTCCGGCCCGGCATGGCACCGGGGGCTTTGGCGAGCCCGCCGCGAGGTCTTGGAAACTATGCCGAGGCCGTGGCTGCCGGCTTACCCGCGAGGCGGCTGCCGGTGCAAGAACTTTGCTGAAGAAGCACGCCGCAACGGCTTCACCGTCACAACCGCAGGCCGGGCCGAGCATGCCGAGTGCCCGAAGTAGGAACGTAGACAACCGAACAGAACAGCAAGCCGGCCGTGTGGGGCCGACGCGAACACCCCACGCGGCCGGCTTTTATTTTGGCGCAGAACGGATAACCGAAGGGAGAACCCAATGACTCACCGTAGAGGCTATGAAGCCAAGATGTACCGGAACACCGGCACCTACGACACGCCGGTGTGGGAGGAAGTCACCAACATCCGCGACCTCACCCTCGGCAACGAGAAGGGCGAGACCGACGTCACCACCCGCCAGAACAGCGGCTATGAGGCTGTTGTGGGGACGCTCAAGCGCGCCAACGTCGAGTTCTCGATGGTGTGGAACACCGGCGACGACGACTTCACCGCCATCAAGGACTCCTACTTCAACGGCACCGGCATCGATGTGATGGTCCTCGACGGCAGCAAAGACGTCAGCGGCACCCAGGGCCTCCGCGCGACCATGGAGGTCATGACCTTCAACCGCAACGAGAACCTCACCGACGCCCTCACCGTCGACGTGACCATGAAACCGACCTACAGCGACCATGCGCCCGAGTGGGTGACCATCGAGTAACCCTCGCCACCCGCGCGAACGCTAACACACAGAAAGGGAGAACCCCATGGCTACCGACCTCACCGGCCTCCAGGCCCGCGTTTCGCTGGGCGTAACGGCCACCCCGAAAAAGGAAATCGACCTCTCCACCCCGAAAGCCCCGCTCAACCTGAGCGACGTGATCCAATTCGCTTTCGGCTCCGATGCCGACCAGGCAGACCAAATCTGGTGGGGCCGCCGGACCATCGGCCCCGGAGCGACCGACACCCTCGATCTCGCCGGAAGCCTGACCAACGCCTTCGGCGGAAGCGTCACCTTCGACAACATCAAGGCGATCCTTATCTTCAACCGCTCCGACACGGCCATCGGTGCCCACACCGCGACCGACGCCGCCATCCAGATCGGCGGAGCGGCCAACGAGTTCACCGGCCCCCTCAGCGCGGCTGGGACGTTCGACGTGCCCGCCGGCGGTTTCGCCGGGTTCGCCACGCCCGAGGCCGACGGCTGGGCCGTCACCCCCGACACCGCCGACGAACTCGACGTGACCAACCTCGACGGCGTGGAGGAAGCCCTCTATGACATCGTGATCATCGGGGAGAGCGCGTAACTGGAAAGGAGGCTGTGCCGCGATGGGCCAGTTCACTGATACCGAGGGCCGCATTTGGACCCTCGCCGTCGACGTAAACATCGTGCGCCGCGTCCGGAACGCCTTGGGCGAGAACCTGCTCGACCTGGCAGGCGGCGAACTATGCAAGCGCGTCACCCGCGACCCCGTGCTGCTCGTCGATCTCATGTACGAGGTTGTCCGGCCCGAGGCCGAGAGTCAGGACGTTAGCCCCGAGGCCTTCGGCCGGGCCCTCACCGGCGACGTGATCGACGCCGCCACGACCGCCCTCTTGGAGAGCGTCGCGGATTTTTTCCCGAGCCGGAAGGCGACGGTTCTCCGGCGAATGATCGAGAAAGGGGCGGAGATCGACGCCAAGGTGGTGGCGAGGGCAGAGCGGGTCCTGGAGGACGGGACGCTCGACGCCGAGATCGAACGGTTGGCGAGCAAGCCTGGGAGACCATCCACCACCTCGCCGGCGCCGTCGGCCTCGACCCCGGCCCCCTGACCCTCCGCGACCTCGTCGCTATGGCCAAGGGCCGGGTCGAGACTTTCGACCGGCTGCAATGGGCAACCACCAGCGCCGTGCTGGCCATGATTGCAAACGTGAATCGAGACCCGAGGAAAACCGGCCCGTTCAGGGCCCGCGACTTCGACCCCTACGCCAAGCGATGCCGGAATGGAGTGCCAATCACGCCCGACAATATCGAGGATCTCAAGGTTTTCGTTCCAGGAGAATCGCCATGACCCGCGCACTCGTTGCCGTTGCCTTGGCCGTCGCCGTGGTAGGCTGTGGCCAGCCCGACCTTACCCGCGACCGCCAGGCTGCCGAGGCCGCCCTTGCCGACATTCCCGACCGGGCCGACAAGGCCATCGGCCACATTGACAAAGCCAAGACGGGGGCCCGCGAGTCGGCCGCCGAGGTCCGCGACGCCGCCAGCGACGCCTCGACGATTCCCCAGGCCCGCCCCATCGCCGAGCGCCTCGCCACGAGCGCCGACCGCCTCGACCGCGAGGTCGTGCCCGAGTTGGACGAAGCCCTCGCCGACGTGGAAGCCGTAAAGACCGGGGCCGTCGACGCTGCCGGTCTCGCCGACGCCATCGCCAACCTTGAAGCCGAACGCGACCAATGGAAGGCCGAGGCAGCCGAGCAACGCGAGCGGGCCGACTCGGCCATCCGCAAGTGGCTACTGATCGTCGCCGCGGCCGGTTTCGCGGGCATCCTCGCCGGCGGAGCCCTTTTCGTATGGGTCGGCCGCAAGGTCGGCCTCGCCGTCGGTCTCGGAAGCCTCGCCCTCTTTGCCGCAGCCGTTGCCCTACACCGGTGGTACGAGTGGATTGCCTGGGGAGGCCTCGCCGTGATCCTGCTGGCCGTCGCGGGCCTTGCCTACGGCCTGTGGCGATACCGCGACGCTTTCCGGGCCGTTGTCGAGGGTGGCGAGCACTTCAAGGAATACCTTCAGGACGGCGTCACGTACACCCGCGAGCAAATCCGCGACATCTTCCGACGCATGCAGCGCGCCACGCAGTACCACGCCCGGAGCGACGCCGAGAAGATGGTCCGCGACGTGAAGAAGGAGGTCAAGACGGGATGCCCCGCATTGTCCTCGTTGCCCTTGCCGCCCTCGTAGTCGGCTGTGCCACGCCTGACCGGCCGGACCGGCGAGACATCCACTTCAAGTGGGACGGCGAGCGGTGGGAAAAGGTTATGCCACCCGACGAACCCGAACTGGAAAGGATACCTCCATGGCGCGTCGCTATATTCTCTTGAACCCGGCCGACGGGCCCCTGTGGAGGCTCGCCCAGGCCGTCACCTGCCAGGGTGCGACCGAGTACCTCGACTTTGCCGACCTCGCCCGCCGCCTTTGCGAGAAAGAGGCCGGCGAGGCCGAGGTCAACATCGCGCAGATGAGCGAGATCGTGGCCGACCTCCAGCGCCTGCTCGCTGACGATCCGCAGGCCGTGCTGGCCGTCCTCGCCGACAAGCTGCCGGCCACCCCGTAATGCGAGGCTACCCATGCTCCGCTTCAACGTCGATTACAGCATGTTCTTCGACAAGATGCCCGTCAAGCGGGCCATAGACAAGGCCTCGCGCGACCGCCTGATGAAGGCCGGGTCCTTCGTCCGCACGACGGCCAAGCGGAGCATCCGTAAGCGCAAGAGCATCAGCGAGCCGGGCCAGCAACCGCGAAGTCACCACGGCCTGCTGCGGAAATTGATCTTCTTCGGTCTCGAACCTTACGCCAAGACCGTCGTCGTCGGCCCGATGGACGCCAACATCGAGAATCCGCCTGTACCGAACCTGCTGGAGTTTGGCGGACGGGCCCGCCGGTACTTCCGGTGGCGTGGCTGGCCGCCCCGGCCCGAGCCCTGTAGCCGCAACGCCCCCGGCGCCATCGCGTACATGGCCCGATACCGGCCGCGGCCGTTCATGGGCCCCGCCCTCGAGGCCGAGGCCCCGAACTTCCCCGACCTGTTCAAGAACAGCATCAGAAAGGTCGCCTGATGGGCCGCACCGGACAGATCAAGGCCGGAGAGGCGTTCGTCGAACTCAGCCTCCACGACCGCACACAACGGGCCCTCGGCCGGGTCCAGGCCCGCCTCAAGCGTTTCGGCCGGGACACCGCCGCCCTCGGCCGGTCCATGCTCACCGTCGGTGCCGCCGCCCTGGGGCCCCTCGCCGGAGCCCTCAAGACGTTCTCAAGCCTCGGCGACGCCACCGCCAAGATGGCCCGCCGGACCGGCCTGAGCGTCGAGGCTGTCCAGAGCCTCGGTTTCGCCGCCGAGCGGTCCGGTTCCAGTACCGAAGCCCTCGAGAAGGGCGTCCGACGGATGCAGCGGACCGTGTGGGATGCCACGAGAGGCCTCAGCACGGCAAACGATGCCCTGGACGAACTCGGCCTTACCGCCGATGACCTGGCAGGCAAGAGCCCCGAGGAACAGTTCAAGATCCTCGCCGACGCCCTCCACGGCGTCGACGGGGCCAGCCGCCGCGCCGCCATCGCCCAGCAGATCTTCGGCCGGTCCGGTACCGAACTGCTACCCATGTTCGAGAAAGGCCGGGCCGGGCTCGAGGCCCTGCAAGACCGTTTCCACAGCCTCGGCGTCACCCTCAGCAGCGAGGAAACGCAGGCCGCCGAGCGGTTCACCGACCAGCTGACCAACCTTTGGACCGGCCTCAAGTACGGCGTCGCCCTGATCGGCAGCCGCCTAGAACCCGCCATCCGCGACCTGCTCGGCACCGCCCAGGACACCATCCGCGAGTGGGCCGGCTGGATCAAGAACAACCGCGGCCTCATCACCTCCTACGCCCGCCTCGCCCTCGAGGTCGGCAAGTGGGTGGCCCTGATCGGCGGCGGCCTGCTCGTCGTGGGGAAATTCGCCGGGGCCATCGGCAGCCTGATCGGCGTCGTCAAGGGGCTGTCGGCCGCGACCGCGGCCCTCATCGCCAACCCCGTAGCCCTCGCCTTCGTCGGGGCCGCCGCCGTGATCGGCGGCGTTGTCTA